CAATCGGTTTAAACCTCCCATCTTCTCCTCTATTCTTTGGGTAAGGGTTGCCGATGTTACGATGCTTTCTTTTTATTACTGAGATGTTACTGACTCCATAGGGTAGGGTAGGCTAAGTTGTTGATGGCGTGGTTATATAATGTATAGCGAACTCGGTTAAAAAGGTAGTGATTAATATTTTTTCTCCCATCGCGATATAAAAATGAAGCGAGGCACCCCCCAAAAATTTTTATCTCACCCGATAAATGGTTCCCCCACACGTATTAATTCAATTTCCAAGCCGTGCCACAACATAGCCCTGTAAAGGTTGCAACATATTGCCATATTGCTTTACTTGAATTTCGCATCGATCCAGCACTTGCCCCAGTACATCATGCCAATCCATAGCGAAAATAGTAGTCCTTCTACGTATCCCAGATCGTTCCAGATATCTAAGACATCCATATCAATGTATCCTCGACATAGCTATGATGTAGGCAATGAACAAACCGATACCCACCAGGGTTGCACCGCCTAAGATGTAGAGAAATATTTTCATCTAGTCCTCCGCTATCAGGTCAGATCCATCATCTGCCACACGCTTGAAGAAATCCCGCAGCGTGTCTTCATTCATATCTTTAAAGCATTCGGCAAAATCGTAGGAAGTAGGCTCGCCATCGGCATTGAGCAGATCGCCAAAAGTGATCGTAGCCGTGAGGAAGTATTTATAGCCTTTCTGGATAGCATCGTTACTGGAGAGATTATCGAGGTTGTTGGTAAAGGGGTCTTCAAACATGTGGTAAAGAGTTGCCTTTTAATTTGTTTTTTAGTGGCATTCTTTTGCTTTTCCCGCTGAAGCGGGCAAGTAACGGAGTTCTAGTCTGTTTACAGATAGAATGCTCCGCATGAGTGTAACGTCAAAAACATAAAGATTAAGCTTAGAAAACCTCGCTGAGAAACGCTCGGTTTCCAGATATATAAAAATATTTGTTTTATTGAACTTCGTTTGTAAATATGTCTTGCTAAGAATATTACAAGTAATAGTTTATCATACTTTTGATGAAAAGTCAAGGATATTCTTCACTTTCCAGTATATTAGTTTTTATGGCATACACTATACCCTGTTTTACATAATCTAGCTATACCATATGTTGTGGTATCTCTTGTGGTAGGTATACCATATGTAGTAGTGTTATGTCAAGATACACTATATATGGTATTAGCTATTGACAAACTACACTATATATGGTATAATGGTTGTGCAAGTATATAATGGGATATTTTTAATATGGCAAGCATGGATGAAAAGTTCGCGATTGGTAGTACGCAGGGAACTCAGGGAGCCTTGCCTAAGAGAAATTGTACACGATGCAGATACTTGGTTGAAGGCTCATTCATCGGATGTTCCTATCCCGTCCAGTTGGCCTGAGCCTTGGCAATTTTCAGCGCATTACATAGGAGTTCGTGAAATTCCTTATGGACTGATCAAGGTAGACCCCCGAAGTGAGGAGGACAACGAATTGCCAGACATGCGGACACCTCAACCTGATTGATAAGGAGGTGATCTTTGAATCTGTTTTTGACTGGTACATCTGCGCCAAGTGTGACGATGTCTATGTCAAATCCCAGTATGGCGAGTGGATCGAATCGAATCCGTATCAGGAATATATTAAAACTTTAAAACCAAAGTGGTAATGGGCGACTTAACAGAACATTTCTCCAGAAGAGAATTCGCATGTCAGTGCGGATGCGGCTCGGACAAGATTGCATCGGAACTAGTGTCGAAGCTTGAGATTGTTCGATTGATGTACGGCAAACCCATGAAGGTAACATCTGGCATACGCTGCGATACGCATAATCAAAATGTGGGTGGCAAGGATGATTCCGCGCATCTTGATGGATTAGCGGCAGACATATCTGCCAAGGGATGTTTTGAAAGAGATCAGTTGGTAGGATTTCTCAGGACTCATTTTAAGAGAATGGGCATAGCAAGGAATTTTATTCACGTTGATGTGGCGGATGAGCATGGTAAGCCGTCACCGTGTTTATGGGTGTATTAAGAAAGCAGATCAAGGAGCTTGTGCCGGAGCAGCCGATTCAAATTGAATGGGAAGACGCTGGCGATATTGAGGGCGAGAACGCATGGGCTGATTTGAGTGATGTAAAGAAGTACAACGAGATCCCTGTCAGGACAGTGGGCTTTTTTCTGAAAGCGACAAAGAAGACGATTTACTTTTGCAACAATATTGAAAGCAGTGACAAGGACAATAAGTGTACGGCAGTAAGGGGGCAGATCCCCATAGGGTGCATTAATAAAATTAACAAACTAGAGGTGCAATAGATGGTCAAGGTATTGATCGAATTAATTGACAAGGTAGCTCCTGGGTATAAAACCTATGCGTTGATGGCAATAGGTTTTGGCATGATGGTTTGCCAGATGCTTGGGTATCACCAGTTTCCACAGGAAGCATGGGGATTACTTGGTATTGGCGGAGCAGCGACTTGGAAGATGGGGCAAGACCGTAAGTGACAACACTGATCATTACTCTTGTTTTAGGAGTAGGAGCAGTAATTTACCTAATCAGAATTGGCAGGCAACTTGAAAAATCTGGAAGCTATAGAGCGGCATTGGATATTCATGGAAAAATCAATGAGGTGCGCGACGCAATACGCAAAAAACGCAACGATAAGATTAAGCGCCTGGATGATGACCCTCGCTCTGTTTTTACTTCTGACGACTAGTTGTCAGTCTTTTCCAGGCGAAGGCATTAATGTTGCCTATCCCTTGCGCCCCGCAGATCCAGAGTTATTTTTTGAGGATGTCGGAGGGCATTGCATAGATGATGCAGAACTGAGAAGGTTGGGAGTTTTTTACATCGATAGCAAGGCTTATTTCGACGCAACAGAAGCCATTATCGATGCGGTCAATGGTAAATAACATCGCGGCAACCATACTAATACTCGCGTTGGCCTTGCCAGGAGCCGCATTTACAGACTGGTCAAACAAAGCGGGAGTCGTAGAGCCGCCAATAAGCATGATGCTGGGATGGAATGTCAATGAAATCCCTGGCAATGTGACGGTTTACTACGATGTCAATGGTGATCGCAAACCTGATGTCGTATTTGCTCATCCCATCATGGCGATGAACAGCGGGGTGAAGTGTGATGCCAAAAAGATTGATGACGAATATTACTGGATATTCACAACATGTCCGGCAGACCACGCTGCTGATTATTTTGTTTTCAAGCAGTGGACATTATACAAATTTATAGGTGGCGGATGGCACAGGGTATATCAACATGTTGAACGAAATGAGCGAGACAGAACGTGCCGCATTCGACAAGACAAACAAGGCGCTGGGAATCAGGACTTACAAGGAGCAGGAGAAAGCTGTACAGGAGACTGAAGACCTTGGAGTTGCTGGAACTATCAAGAAAGCGGTTGCTAACATTGGAGGAGTGGAAGAGCTTACCGCCTGGGCAAGATCAAGTGATAGAAATCGCAGAGAACTTTTTGGATGGTACGCGAAATTAGCGCAGAAAGAAGAGAACGATACAGGGCTGAAAGTCCAGGTAAATATTGTAAATTATAATGGCGACCCTGACACTACCACACAAATTTACACCGAGGCAGTACCAGCTCCCTCTGTTTAGGGCTTTTGATGAAGGGGTCAAACGGGCTGTACTCGTGTGGCATCGACGCGCTGGGAAGGATAAAACAGCTTTAAATTTATGCGTCAAAGAAATGTTTCAAAGAGTCGGGCAGTATTATCATCTGTTCCCGACGGCTCGTCAGGCAAGGAAGGCCATATGGGATGGTATCGATAAGGCTGGTTTAAAAGTGATGGATCATTTCCCGAAGGAACTGATCAAGAGCAAGAATGAAACGGATATGAAGATAACTCTTTCAAACGGGAGTATCTATCAGTTGGTCGGAACCGACATGGGGTTAGATTGGCTCGTCGGGACAAATCCCGTCGGGCTGATCTTTTCCGAGTATCCGATTATGACACCGAAAGCCTGGGATTTAATGCGCCCTATTGTAAGAGAAAATGGCGGATGGGCTTTATTTATTTATACACCGCGTGGTCAGAATCATGGTCACAAGATGTATGAAATGGCGGACAAGAATGACCAGTGGTTTTGTTCACGGTTGACAGTGGATGATACCAAGCGTGATTCGGTTGGCGAAGACGGATCGCCGGTAGTCAGTCCCGAAGATATTGTTGATGAGGAACGCGAAGGCTTATCGCCGGAGATGATTCAGCAGGAGTATTTTTGCAGCTTCCATGCGGCAATCCCCGGAGCGTACTTTGCCAGAGAGATGACAAGGGCGGAAGATGATGGAAGATTTTTAAATATACCGTGGGAATCGAAGATAGATGTCCAGACAGCCTGGGATCTTGGTGTTGATGACGCAACCGCAATTGTGTTTTACCAGACGGTAGGTAACGAAATACGCATCATTGACTACTACGAGGCTAGCGGTGAGGGGTTACCACACTTTATCAACGTGCTTAAAAGCAAGCCTTACGTCTATGGGGCGCATCATGCGCCGTGGGATATTGAAGTGCGAGAACTTACTACAGGCAAGAGCCGTCGAGACACGGCGCGTAGTCTGGGAATCATTTTTACAGTCGGTAAAAAAGTACGAGCAAAAGAAGAAGCAATCGAACAGGCACGACAAATAATTTCAAAATGCTGGTTTGATAAGACGAAATGCGAAAAGTTGATTTCGTCATTGCGTAATTACCATAAAGAGTTTGATGACAAGTTGGGAGTCTACAAGAAAAACCCAGTGCATAACTGGGCTTCGCATGGGGCTGATGCTTTTATGCAGTTGGCAATGGATTACAGAACGCCCAGGACATCCGCATTACAAACCGTGGCAGAACAGGAGTTTGATATTTTCTAATGAATATTCTTGATACTTACTTTTCAATCATGGGTGGAGCGCCTCCGCCAAGACCCGTTTACACACCGCCTCCGCCCCCAAAACCAGCGCCAGTAGATAACTCTGCGGCAATGAGACAGAAGGCAGCGGAAAATAAAAAGCGTGGCAGGAGTGCTTTAATTTCTAATGAGGGTGGCGCTCAAGGGTTAGGCGATGATGCTTCTAAACAAAAGAAAACACTGGGGGGCTATTGATGAACATACTTGATTTTATTTTTACAGGATGTTTTGGCGGAGCGCCTGCAATGCCTCCGATGCCTGCTCCTCCCCCGCCGTTGCCAGATCCGAGTATTGCAGCGGAAGAAAAAGCAGCGAAAGCCCGTGCCGAAGAGCAAGCTAAAAGAAAACGTGGCAGAAGTTCCTTGATTACGAATGAAGGCGGTGCGGCTGGATTGGAAGAGGAAGGCAATGCTGCTAAACAAAAATTAGGCGGATACTAGATGGCAGTCAATGCAAAGAGCTTAATCAAGCGCAACGAATTATTGAAAGAAGACAGGAATCTCTGGGATACATTTTATCGGGAAGTAGTGGACTTTATTCGCCCACGCAAACAATCTTTAGATGAAAGCCGTGTGCCTGGTATTGTCCGGCACAAGCATTACGACTCCACCGCACCTCATGCGGCGAATACATTAGCTTTAGTGATGGCGGATACGCTGACACCGAAAGCCATTCAATGGTTTGGCTTCAAGATTCCCGAAGCA